TGCTCTTGCGTAGTCTATGGCGGTCAACAATGACACCGTATAGTCCCCGGTATTCATCGTTCATAAGTACAGATGCAATGGTCTTGTCCACTAACAGGCCCTCTTCATCCGTGCAGAACGCCAGACCAGTTTTATTTTTGCTGTTAAGGATTTCACGCAGGTACGCTTCAAGCTCAGGTTTGCTGATGCCGGACTTCTTCATACGGCGCAGCGCATCGTTGATAGCCGTCTTGGTGATTTTTGAGGATGCGAGCAGCTGGTTGAACATGTTCCCGCCAGAACCGCCACCGATATAAGACCAGCGGCCCCACATGCGGAGCTTGCCCTGAATCCAGATGCTTTCGAGAGTGCGCAGGCGAACCATTTCGCCCGCCTTGCCAACTTCAGAAGGGTTAATCATTTTGCGTCTCCACTACGCCAGTACGCCGATAGCCAGCGCACGATCTAAAAACCGAAACAGCAGCGTTAACTGGTCGCCGTATTTCGCTTCAAATGCCACTGGGCCAGCGTGCAACTCGTCGTGATGCTCTCTGCACAGAGGTATCACAAACAGGTCATGCGCTTTGGTACCCATTCCACCCTGCCCGTGGCCTATCAGGTGGTGGGGATCGTCTGCCGGTTTAGAGCAGCAGACACACGGCTGAGTTTTCACCCAACGTGTATACTTCTCGTTTTCCCAGCGGCGGCGCTTGGGTTTCAGCATGAAGGATTCCGGGGTGTCTGGATCAACCTTCATCGCCACTATCTTTTTTGCTTTCTCCTGCAGCAGTTCAACCGCTGGTAAAGAGGGGGTGATGTCACTTTCGCGCATTACTGATTGCATGGGTTCTGGCTGTAGCCTCAGAGCCTTAATCGCCATGCTTTCCGGGATAACATCTGCCAGGCCGTTCTTCACAAGCCACCAGCAGAACTCTGGAAGCGTAAGGACATGGTCTTCACTGAAGCCAAGTTGACCGCTTACGGTCTTCAACAGCCAGGATACCAGGTTTTTACGGGCAATGCCTGCCAGCCTTTCAGTGGAATGATCACGTAACTGGTTATCACATCCCCAGCAAAGAAGAATGCTGCCGGGTTCGTGTCGCATGATGGTGAATTCGTCCGCGTGCCATTCGTTATGAGGCCACTGACACTCTCGATTTTTCATCAGCCAGTCATCGAGAACAGACAGGCCACCAGTACGCTGGATAACCCTGGGATTTTCGAAAACAGGCAGCAAGCTGGCATCCTCGGCCAGGGGCTGATGGGATTTCGGTAAGGCTCCGGAAGGCATATCCGCCAGCTGCTCGCCGGGAGTTTCGATAACAACGCGCCCCTGACGGAACAGCCACATTAACTCGCTTCCGGGCCGGAAGAGCACAACCCCGGCAATAGGTGCAATCTCAGGTGTCAGTAAAGCTCTCACGCCATCTGCCCCTTAGCGATATGCTCCGCCCACAGGCCACCTACCCAGCGCACACCCTTCGCGGTAAATCGCGCCTGGCTGAATGCGTGGTTTGAAGCCACTGATGTTCCTGTTTTAACTTCAAATCGTCCAGCGTCGATGTGCTGATGCCGCGGCGTCAGCGTTCCGCCAAGACGGTACATGATTTCGTTCTCGATCAGGAAAAGGCGAAATTCAGTCTCTTTGGCTTTAAGCAGTTTCGCCACCTGGCGGAATGAGAGTGAGCCGCTGGCAGTGCAATAGCGATCTACGAATTCGACTTTTGGTGCTGCTGCGGCGAGTTCAAGCGTCAACCTCTCTTTCTGCTCGGCAAGGTCAGCAGCAAGCCGCAGTGCCTCTGGCAAGGACTGAGGAACGCTCATCTGTTGTCCGCTCTCCAGTTCCTGCCAGCGGTCAACCAGGCGGGCAGTGAATTCGGGGCAGAGCTGCGCAACAATCACATAACTGTCACGCTTATTCACCTGGTAGTGGTGATACTCCTGGCCGTTCTGCGGATGGGTGTACGGCAATGCCGTATACCCCCCAATGACTCCTTTGCTCATCAGTCGCTCAATCGTAATGCACACATCAGGGTGGCGTGATCCGACAAGCGCAGCAATGTCCCGGCTGGACATCGTTATCATCTGGCTGGCGGCTGCCGCGTGATGTGTAGTGCAAAGGTTGAATACATTTGTCTGGTTCATGCGTATCTCCACTTATCAGGCGGCTGCACCCGCCAATGGTTCATGTTTGGTGATCGTGATATCCACCTTTCCACCCGGCACCTGAGGCCCCCACTCCACCAGCATGCGTCTTACCTGACAGTCGTCCTCCCAGATGCCAGCATGAGTGAGAGCGTCGAATAGCGCCTTGTTGTAGTTGTCGATATCCCGGCGGCGCGCGTCTGGTGGATAGAGGACTATTTCTACCGCTGCTGCTGCCGCTGACGGTTTCGGAAGGCGGCGAAGCTGTTCAATGATGGCGGCACATGCTGCGCTCTGGTATGCCCTGCCCTTTGCGCTGATAAGATGCCGACCTTTGAGCGGCCCGCTGTTCGGGGCGCGCCAGTAGGTGTTTACGCTCGGTGGGAAAGGTAGGATAAGCTTCATGGTTTAACCCTGCGTTCTTCCAGCCAGGCGACTGCAATTTCTATGGCACCCTGTTCACCGTTAACAAGCGCCTTGATGATCGATGCAGCATCCATATCACATTCAGATTTGAGGACAGTTATTCCCCGCGCCGCGCCAGGCGCAACGGAGATGTAGCCCTTCTTCTGAAGTGATTTCACATGGCCTGCAGCGGTGTTTCCTGATGAGCAGCCAATCAAACCAGTAAGCTCAGATATCGTTGGCGGAAACCCTGTGCGCTCTTTGTAGAGGTTGATGGCATCCAGCACTTCGCTCTGACGTGGTGTTAATCCGATCATGACTCCACTCCATAGCGCCCGTTCAGGCGACCAATTTCACTGTTAAACTTCACCAGGCTCATGAATTTGCCCCCCTGAAACCAGCAGGAATTTTGCTGTAATCGGTGCCCTGGAACGAGGATCGGAATACGCCGTCTTCGCGTACCCACTCCCCATTCACTCGTGCCGGACGATTAGCTTTGTGCCAGCCGTTTGCTGATTTCAGGTAGCCCGGAAACTTAGACGGCTGGAACAACGTCTGTGGCCGCAGGTAGTCAGACATTTTCAGATCGTCTCCCCACTTGGCGTTGCAGTAGTCCACCACCAGCGACAGCTCTTCCACGGTGAACCCTTCGCCAATACGGGCACGGATGTTTTGCAACGAGGTGGTTGAAACCTGATAACGGGAGTTGGTTACGTGGTTCAGGTGAACTAAAACCTGTTTCGCCTGATCGGTGATCAACACATCACGGTCGGGTTGCAACGCAACCCGACAAGAAGGGGTTTTATTCTCTGTAGTACTCTCTGTTGTATTCTCTGTAAGAACATCAGTGCATTTTGACCTGATGACAGCGGTTCGTTTTGACCCGGTGGAGCGTTTCACACTGACCTGTTCCATTGGTTCATTTTGACCTGATGGAAGAGCGCATTTTGAACTCCTGGATTTAGTCACTTTGACCTCGTCTAAAAGCTCGCTTTCGTAGTTGATCGTGTAGTAATTCGTCATGTCGCGCTGGGACTTGTTTAGCTGCTCAATTTTGAGCACGCCGAGGGTCTTCAGACGGGTGAAGGTGCGCTTCAGAGTGGACTCAGACCAGAACGGGAACTGCTCCAGCCACTGCTCGTTGGTGTTATAAATCCAGCGTACGCCGTCGCGCTCCAGGCCGGAGTTTGTCTCTTTGAGCCAATAGTTCACCTGCTGCAACGCAATCGCCTCATTGAGGCCAATGCTGTAAGCAAGGTCAGGGTTTATCACTATTGGCCGGGATGGCATTAACAGGCTCATGGCAGTCCTTTAACTCTGTAAATTTGCGCTGGAATTGCTCAAGAGGGCTGAAGCATTCATGGTTGTAGCCGTCGCGCAGGTATATAACGCGTCGGGAATCTGGCTCCCACCGGATAACCCGTACCGGGATACCTCGCTGGTCTCTGAACCTGCGGTCAACTTCAGCCATTCTTCGCGACCCTTCTCGTTCATCAGAGCAAATGCGGCTACCATTCCTGCACATGGCTGGTAGTTGTTGTCTCCGTTCTCACCAGGTACTATTTCCACATAGCCGAACGGGACGCTCTTACCCACCAGCGGAAGGCATCTAAATTGCTTAGCTGGCCTGAATCGGTTTAAACTGTTCATGCGTTAGTTTCTCCACTTAAAGAACCGGCGCACCAGACGCCTCGAGCTGCACACTCGGGGCGTCACCTTTTCTGCCGGTTGAAACAAATACGTCTACTGCCTGATCCGATATCCCTGCCCCGTACAGAGCCATAAATCCTAAGAAGCCATGAATCTGGTGACGCAGTTTCTTATTGAACAAATCAGACAGGGTCTTGTGTTCTTTCGTATCAATCACTCCATCAGCTACCGCAGCCATCTTCGCGTAAGCCAGCTCACCAGCAGCTGCTGTTGCCTTCATATCGATCTCATACAAATCGACGTTATCGATGCTATCGGGGGCCGGAATGTCCACCAGCAGTTTTCCGCAACGTGCTGCAAAGTACTCAGCCAGATGAGAGGTGTTCGAAATTGACTGCATCTTTTCGATTTCAGCAAAAGTAAAAAAACGACTATTGCACTTCTGATACATGTGGTTGTGAAACTGATCGATGGTCATGCCTAGATCGGTTGCCATGCCGACACGACCATTTTTATGTGCCTTACACATCAGGCGAATCGCTGTGTTTATGCTGTCTACCATTTTGTTTTTCCTTTGGTAGTTATTAGATTGCTGCTTTCGCATTACGATTACCCTTGCCTGCAACGTCGTCAGATGCTTGATAGCGACTCGGGTATAAAATGTGCAACTCGCTGATCTCCCCTTTAAAGAATGTGGCCAGACGTTCAGCCAGCTCTACAGAGGGGACTTGCTCGCATCTTTCAATGCGGCTCAACGTTGCCGGGTCAACCTGTACGCCAGTCGCAACATGCAACAAGGTCATACCGTGCGATTTACGCAATTTTCTTAATGGTGATTGCATATTACCTCCTTATTTGCGTAACACGCATTTTATTGCATGCTAGCGAATTGCGCAAGTTGCTTTGCATGAGACGCAAAAACAACATGTAATGGGCGCATGAATATAGGATCTCGCATACGACAACTTCGCCTGGCGAAGAATTTAAAAATCGCAGAGCTTGCAGAGGCTGTGGGGGTTGATGCTGCCAATATTTCCCGCCTTGAAACGGGTAAGCAAAAGCAGTTTTCAGAACAAACACTTAACCGACTTGCTCAAGCATTAAGCGTCAGTGTACCTGACCTATTTACCTCTGTTGAAAATAAGTCTACTGTATATATAAACAGTGGAAGCGATACACCAGCACTCAAAGTCGCTGATGTATTTAGAGTCGAGGTACTTGATGTGAGCGCAAGCGCCGGGGCAGGACATATTCAGGGTAGCGATGTCATAGATGTTATCCATGCTATCGAATACAGCAATGACCAGGCATTAGCCATGTTTGGTGGCAGAACGTCATCAGGAGTCAAGGTCATCAACGTTCGTGGCGATAGCATGGCTTCTACCATTGAACCTGGTGACTTAATCTTTGTTGATGTAAACGTTAATGAATTTGATGGCGATGGCATTTACGTTTTTGGGTTCGACGGTAAAGTTTACGTTAAACGTCTTCAAATGATTCCAGACCAACTGCTGGTTATCTCCGATAATCCAATGTATCGAGAGTGGAACATTACAAAGGATAACGAGCATAGATTTCATATCTACGGAAAGGTTTTAATCAGCCAATCGCAGTCCTTTAAACGTCACGGTTAGAATGCTCCCCATAAAATCAGACCTCATTTGAGGTCTTTTTTTTGGCCTTTAAATTGCGTATTATGCATTTTATTAGTTGCGCCATTCGCAATTTATGGTTATCTTAAATTCATCGGCATATGGCACATGTGTCGTAGCGGTCCGGCAGGGTTCCTTTATTGCTACTTTCCATGCCGGGTAGCCGGAATGTGCAAGCCAGGCACGAACTATGCCAGGGTCGCTTCACCAGCGTGGCGGTTAGGTGTGACACCTCGGAAGAGACGAGGGTGCAATAGCAAAGCGCATTACACCGGAACCCTCTAGAACCTTATAGTCCTGAGTCGTGGCTACGTAGTATGTCAGTCAAACAGTCAGGCGGGCAGATCGGAGGCAGGTTGGTCAAACGTAGTGCGCTCTGCGTTGTGGTGAATGGCGGGGCTGACCGTCAAACGGTTGAGAAAAGATAAGCAGGCGAAACGTTCTAGGCGAGCATAAGGACTGGTCGAACGCGGATGGAACGGGCGGTTACGATATTGAAACACCGCGCCACTGAGCTGGAGTTCAGCACCAGCCACCACACAAGAATCACGTAGCCAGCGTGGTAACCCGTAGTAACGAAAGCTGTGTGTAGTCTTGGCGGTCGGTAGTTGTGAATGTCCTTAATGCCGACCGCCCATTTTCACAGCTGAAAGCGCATTCCTTAATCCATCAGTTATGGGTGACAGGTGTGAAATGCTGGAGTGCGCTTCCAGATGCGTGGAGAACTAACCGGCGATGGCAGTCGCCCGCTTCATTAAGCGCCCTACCCTGGGTGCTTATTAAAGCGAACCAAAATTATTTTTCTCGTCGTAAGGCGCGGGATTCGTGCAACCAAAATTCAGCGTCGTGCAGGACGCTTATATAACGGAGAAACTAACCATGACGAACGCACAGACCGTCACCGAGTTACAACCACGCATGACCAGAGAGCAGTTGATCGACGCTGCCCGTAAAGCAGCCCCTCTCCTTCCCCCGGCTTATCGCGGGATCATGACCCAACTGGCTAACCGTCTGGACTATACCAGCGTCGCTCTTTGTGAAGCCATGGCACAGCGTAAAGAGCTGGCCACACAGAACGCTACTCTTCGTGAAGACGTAACAAGCTGGGCCAGAGAGTGCGATCGCCTCGAAGAGCGGTTCACCAAAACACCAACCAATATGCACCTACTGGAAGCACAGCGGGAATTACGTGAACTGCCCTCTGTTGCCGTTTGTGTAAATAACGAGGTGGCTCTCTAATGGCTAACTCATTCAAGCAGATGTCTCGCGATGGGACTATCAAGCGCACTGATACCGGGATGTTCATCAGCCTCGACGATATCCATGTTCGCGCAGGTTTCAACAAGCGTCATGACGACGATGAACGCACCATCCAGGCAGACGACGAACTGTTTACCTATCTGATGAACGGTGGTTCGGTTCCTCCATTGGAAGTTATCGCACGTGATGAAGGTGGTGTTTGGGTCGTTGAAGGTCATCGCCGTCGCCGTTGCTATGAGCGTTGCCGCACCGCGGGTAAACCCGTCGACCGAATTCACATCATGCCGTTCAACGGTAACGATGTTCAGCGCCTCGCTCGCATCATGACCAGTAACAACCAGCTGCCACTTTCTGATATTGAGCAGGCTGCGGTTATTCAGGAGTTGCATAACGCCTTTAACCAGACCACCAGCGAGATCGCAAAGCTGGTCAACAAGTCAGTCGGTACGGTTGAAAAATTACTGACGCTCAGCACCGCAAATTACGACGTTCAGCAGGAAGTTAAATCCGGTGCCGTCTCCGTGGATGTTGCTGTTGATCGCGTTAAAGAGTACGGCGAAAAGGCTGGCGAGGTGCTGCAGCACGATAAAGCTGTTGCTGCCGCCCAGGGTAAAACGAAAGTTACCCGCAGCGCTATCGCCCCAGAACTCAGCATCAAGAACGCGCGTCGTTTCGTGGAATTGATGGCCCAAGCAGAGATCAGTGACGAAGGTGTTTTCACCATCCAGGGTGCTGCTCTGGCCGAAGCTCTGTCCATTGTCGACGAATACAAAGCGATTGCTGAGGCACGAGAAACCTATCGCCTGTCTCAGCCAATCCCTTCCGCTGAGGTACGCGGGAAAATCCTTTACGTTTCCCTCGGTGGAGAAGAAATCGGGTCGGCTCCAATCTATCGCGGCAAAAATGTGAATCTCAACGGTGTAGTCACCAGCCAGTCAAAGGCTGTGGCCCACTTCGTTAAGCAGCACAAACTTCAGCAAGAGGCGAATCATGACAACCAGTAAACCAATGACCGGCGAACAGCTGGACGAATTGATGACTGCTGCAGTTCGTATGCAGCGTGATGCTGAAGCTGATCGCAATTTTCCTTCTGCCAACTTCGTTTATGCAGTTCAGGTTGCTGTTCTGGAGCTTCGCCGTACTCGTGAAATTTCCTCGGCGCTGGCTGCGGAGAATGCGGCACTTAAAAAGTACATCTGCGATGAGTGCTACGTGGAGAACGTCAGGACTGGTCATTATGCCTGCGCTGGTCATGGCATTCCTTCTATCCCGGCTACCGACTCCTATTTGGCTGAAGTGCGTGCGCAGGGTGTGGATGCTGCTATCGAGTACCTGAGCAAGAAATTCGAAGGCACTGGTCACATCGGCGTGCCGGTAATGGCGCTCGAATGGCTGGCTCAGGAACTTCGCAAAGGAGCTGCTCAATGAGCGATGAAATCAAATCTCTGATCGACTCCGGCGCGTTATTTGTTTCAAACCATAGCGGAGGTAAAGATAGCCAGGTCATGCTGATCAAACTACTTGAGATAGTACCTCCGGATCAGCTTATCGTTGTGCACGCATCGCTTGGCATTATTGAATGGCCTGGTGCACTGGAAATGGCAGAAACGCAAGCCAAAGATGCAGGACTGCATTTTATCGTTGCCAGAGCCAGCAAGACCCTTTTCGAGATGGTTGAGCGGCGCTTTCAGAACCGACCAGAAGTTCCAAGCTGGCCGTCATCCAGTACAAGGCAATGCACCAGTGACCTGAAACGTGGGCCAATCCAGCGTGAAGTTCGTCGCTATGCAAAGGCTCATGGATTCAAAAATATCGTGAACTGTCTGGGTTTACGCGCCCAAGAGTCACCAGGGAGAGCAAAACGGCAGGTGTTTAGCAAAATGGGGATTAGCAACTCAGTGAATACTTGGTACGAATGGCTTCCAGTTCATGAGCTATTAACTGATGAGGTATTCGATACCATTAAACAGGCTGGACAGGAGCCGCATTATGCTTATGCGCTGGGTAATGAGCGTCTGAGCTGTGTGTTTTGCATTATGGCCAGCAGGAACGATATGAGGAATGGAGCTCATCATAACCAGCCACTGCTTGAGCAATATGCCAATCTGGAAATTAAAACCGGGTACACCATGCATATGAGTAGGATACCAATCCGAGTCCTGGCGGCAGGCGATGAGAAACAAGAGCGTGCAGCATGATCATATTCACTAATAAGCAATTAATCGATCAGGCGCGTGAAGAAGTTGATTTCTGGCGCGAGCGTGACGAGCTTATTCCGTCTCAGCAAACAGCTTTACGCCTGCGCCTGGCTGAAATCGCTATGGCAGCATTGATGACACCAGAGCAGGAGCCGGTTGCTGATGTAGTAGCCTGGTCATCTCCGAGCGAGGAAAGGACCTGCGATATTCGCTGGCGCCGACATGATGTTAAGCCGGGTCCGTTATACACCGCTCCGCCAGTGCTGGTAGTGCAGGATGAAGTACGCGATGCCATCAATCGCCTGCTGGATAGCGACGGCAGCCGTGGAACATTCAGCGCGGTACGGAGCTATGACGCTCGTGAGGAGTTAGAGCGCCTGCTCGCAGCAGCACCGCAGCAGGAGGTGAAGTGATGGACATCATCCAGGGAACATGCAGTTGCGGTGAGCCAATCAGCATTGAGCTGAACGCCGATCGCAATCTTTGCGCCCGTACTGACAGAAAGCGTCCGTTCTATCCTGACGAAAATGTCGAGCCATTCAAGGCGGGCCATCTCACCTACACCCAGGAAGGCGTCACAACGTTCAGTTGCAGAAAGTGCGGCGGTTATATTGCTGACACTGTTCCTGAAGCTGCTTGGGGGCCAACTGATGCCCAGTAAACTAAAACAGCGGCGCGTGCGCCGCCTCAAAGCCGATGTCGCCTGGTGGCGCGAAGAAGCTGCCGACCTTCATGCCCGCGTCATGGAGCAGGCTGATGAGATAGCCGAACTCCGCCGCATGGTTATCCGGTGATGGTGCCTAAGGAAATGATCCACCAGCTATATAGAACTGAAACAAAACGATGCCGTACCTGCAATGATGGGCTCCGAGGCGGATGCTCATCGTGCGCATTTTTTAAATAGTAACCGGGTGCAGCCGGTTTAGTGGAGAAAATACTATGAGCGGACAAAGCCAACGTTTTCTTACTCCCGATGATCTCTATCAGCTTACTGGTTATCGTCGCCCTTCTCTTCAGTGCAAGGCTCTGAAAGAGAGCGGTGTATTTTTTGTCCCCCGCAAGGATGGAAGACCCGGCACTACCTGGGATCATGTTTTCAACCCTGCTGGACTTAGGCTGGTAGTAAGCAATCCTGAGGAAGAAGAACCAAACTTCAAGGACATGTGCTAATGCCCAGAGCTCGTAAAAACCCAGAAGATAACTGGATGCCGCCCCGCGTTCGCCGGGGCAAGTCTGCCTATGAATTTCGTACACCAGAAGGCGGAACAGTCAGGCTATGCAATGCCGATTTGACCAAAGCGCAGGTCTGGTCGGCTTATGAAAATTTTATAAATGACACTAAGGTGGGTACTAATTTTAATGCTCTATGTGAGGACTTCTTTAATTCAGGAGATTTTCACGAGCTGGCAACCGAGACTCGTAAGGACTACAGAAAATACGGCGCAAAAGTGAATGTTGTGTTTGGCAAGATGAAACCAGACAACATCAAACCAGAGCATATCCGTAAGTATATGGACAAGCGAGGGGTAAAAAGCCGTGTCCAGGCGAACCGGGAAAAAGCCTTTATTTCTCGTGTATTCAGGTGGGCATATGAACGAGGCAAAGTGAAGATGAATCCTTGCCAGGGGGTGAAGCAGTTTAAAGAAAAAGCCAGAACTCGTTATGTCACTGACAGGGAATACGAGGCTCTATTAAGCGTTGCTCACACCCCAGTGAAAGTGGCTATGGAACTTGCGTATTTATGCTGCGCTAGGCAGGGAGATATTCTGGACCTGAAGAAAAGCCAGATCCTCCGTGAAGGCATCATGATCCAGCAGAGCAAAACCGCAGTTCCCCAAATTAAAGCGTGGACAGAACGCCTTGATAAAGCAGTAAGGCTTGCTGAATCTCTCCCCCTAAATCCCGGCATGGTGAGTATTTTCCTGCTCCACCAGCCGTCTGGCTTGAGGTATACGAGAGATGCATTCAATGCTCAGTGGAGTAAAGCCAAAGCACTTGCAGCTGAAAAATTCCCGGAGCTTGATTTCAAATTTACTTTCCACGATTTGAAAGCGAAAGGGATATCGGATCTGGAAGGAACGCTGAATGAAAAACAGGGAATAGCTGGCCATAAAAATGCGTCACAGACTGCACGCTATGACAGAAAAATACCTATCGTTCCGGTAGTCGGGGGGCAGTGATGCCCTCTTCATATGGCGAAAGCGAATGGCGAAAGAATGGCGAATGGTGAATTTCAGACAATAAAAAACCACCTTTCGGTGGTTTATACGACACTGCTTATCATTGATTTTATTCTACTTTTCCCATGGTAGCCGGAGTGGGACTTGAACCCACACAGCGCGAACGCCGAGGGATTTTAAATCATGCGTGTTATTGTGGGAAATCAGTAACATAATTGATTTTTTCACCATTATTCTTTAATTTTTTAAAATGAATAATCAACAAGTTATGATTAT